CCGCCAGCATGGGAAGCGCAGTCAGCTTCGCCAGCCGGTCAACGGGTAGCTTCTCCATTGCGCCCAGGATCGCCACGCGGGCGCCCTCAACGCTGCTGACGCCCTGCAACGAGGCGCGGATTGCCTCGCCCATCGCCTCGAACACGGGGTCGGCTTCCTCGCACAGCTTGTCGATAAGGCGCTCGATCGCGTCCTCGTCGGCGGCGGTGAACGCGTGGAAGTCGTCGCCGGCGGCGTCGGCCTTGATCGGCTCGAATATCTCGGGGCCGAACCGCAGCTCGCCGGTAAACGGCTCGACCTTGGCAAGGTCGACGCCGGCCGCGTCATAGCTAAGCGTGACGTGCGGCTTGTAGGTCGGGAAGTCCGACGACGCGCCGCGCTCGATCATGTCGTCATGCCGGTACGTCATCACCGGCGAGGCGAAGCGCAGCACCACCGCCGCGTCCGCTGCGCTCGGATCGCCGAACCGCTCGACGAACCGCGGGCCGCCCTTGTCGACCGTCACCTCGGGCATGTCCCAGCCCTGCCCGGCCATCGCGAACCAATCGACCGCCGTTTTCGAATAAAGGATGGTGACGTGCATGTCGTCCGCCGGCACCGTCACCGCGATCCCCTGCCCCTTCGCCCAGGCGATCACCTCGGCCGCGTTGAGGAGCTTCCGCGACACGTACAGCGGCGAAAGCGGCGTCGTGCCACCCTGCGCCGCGAACTCCGCCACTTTCGCGCGGCGGGCGGCGGCCATGTCGACGACGTTGCCGCCTGCGCCTGGGATCGCCACGGGCGGCGGGGGCGGGGGCACCTCGCGCTTATAGCGCGGGCCATAGGTTTCGTTGATGCCCTCGTCGTCGAGCTTGATCCCGATCGCGTCGAGCGTGGCGTCGCGGGTCGCCCGCGCGTCGATCGACTCGCCTTCGTCGAGAATGCGCGCGACGGTCGGCGGCGCGACGTCCTCGCCATAGTTCCACCGGGTCAACCACTTGGCGAAAGTGCGGTTGAGCCCCTCCGAAATCAGGTCGGAGTCGGCGGAAACAATCTCGCGCTTGACCTCGGCGTCCTCGACAGGCTGCGAACTGTTGAGCGACGCCTTGTGACCCTTGCCGGAAGTGCCGGGCTGGCCGAGGACGACGCGCATGATCGCCTCGTTCTGCTCGGTGACGAAATCCTTGTAACCCGACACGTTCGAACCGCTTCGCGTGCTTTCGAGGAGCTTGATCCGCTCGTTCTTGATCGTGCCCTCGGGCAGTAGAACGGCGCTGTCCTTACCAACCGCGACGGCGGCGGAGAGAAGCTGTTGCTTGCGGACGTTGTCGTCCTTCTCCGCTTCCGTGAACTCGACGGCGACAGTCGGCTGGCCGAGCTTTTCGAGATACAGCGCCCAGAACTTGATTGCGGCGCGCTTGAAGAAAATCGGCCAGTAGCACCAGTGGGCGAGGCCCATCCCGTAGAACGCGAAGTCGTGAGACGCGCCGGTGCGGATGGTGAGAAACTTGTTCGGGGGCAATTCGTCGCCCGCGACTGTCGCGTTCTCGCCGACGAACCGCAATTCGCCCTCGTTGGTGAACCCAAACCACCGGCGGTCGGGCACGACAATATCGTCAAGCCACACGATCAACCGGCCGTCATGCTCCTTGATCGAGAACAACCCTTCGCCGACCGCGTATCCGTACCAGACGGCATAGTGAAGGTGTCCCGTCACGCCGTCGAACCCGATGCCATTGAGCATCGCGCGGAAGTCGTCTGCCGCCTTCACGCTGCGCGGATCGTTCTCGTCGCCTGGGCGGACCTCCCAATCCTTTGACGTGATCGCCAACCGGCGCTGTTGAAGCGTCGACATGGCCGTTTCATCGGACAGAAGCGAGTCGTAGAGCTTGAGGCCCGACCCATCGCGCGCGAGGATCGCGTCGTCGTTGGCAACGATCGCCTTCATCCACGAGGACGGGAACCACGATTGCCCCGGCGGCGCCGACACCATGCGGTCGATCGTCGCCGGCGCACCATCATCCTCGGGCGATGCCTCGCGTAGCGGCGCGACGGGCGCGCCGGTGGCGTTGTCGATCGTCGTCGGGCCGGTGGCGGCGTTGACCCGACCGGCGGCGGTGGCGCGATAGTCCGAGGGGCTTGCCATTAGAACGCGAATCCTTGCGACGACGACGGCACGGACCCGAACCCGTTACCCGCCTGGGCGGGCTCAATATCGCGGAACTGATATCGCCTGTCACGCTCGACGACGGCGATCGTCTCACGGTGGCCGGCGCTTTCACTCTCGAACGGGATGACGCCACCGATCGCCAGTTCGTTGAACGCATCGGACAGCGCGTCGACCTGATCGTCGTGCGCCGCCTTCGGAAAGGCGCACAGCTCGTCGAGAAAAGTCGCGATCCACGGGTCGACGCCCAGCTCCGGCGGGCCGCTGTTGACGAGGTACAGGTGGCCGAACTCGGCTTGGATCGAGGACGGCAAGGCGCGTGTCACCTTGTCGCCGCGCGGACGTTCAAGCTTCACGGGGAAGCCGGCCAGCGCTTTGACGTAGCCGCGCGCCTGATAGACGCCGGCCTGCCCCGGATCGATCGGCAGGCGCACCGTCGTTCCGACCGGGTCCGTCTGCGCCGTCACCTCGACCAGCCGTTGCACCATGCCGGGCGATAGGCGGTCGCGCTCGATCCCCTCGATATAGTAATCGGTGCCGTTGCGGGCGAGGCGAAGGCCGGCGGTCCAATCTGGGTCGGAGTCGGCGGCCGAACCTTCCTCCGTCGCGGCGAAGTCCCAGGCGCGGCAGCGCGTGAGGTGCCCCGCCGGTAGCTCGGCGCGGTCGATTATCTTACCGGCGAACCACGCGCGCTTGAACAGACCGCCCTCGCGCGCGGTCGGCCGCTGCTGATACTGGCCGGCATAGGCGTATGTCCCCTTCTGCCGCTTCAGCCCGGCGACGACGTCGGGCGGGAAGCGTTCGGGGAACAGCAACTCGCCTTCGTGCTTTCGCGGATCGCGGAACAGCTCGACCCCGTTGTCATCGTGCGTGACGCACCGCGCGTCCGTCTTGACCCCGCCGACCTCGCGCGTCGTCTCGAACTCCATCGGGAGGTTGAGGTGACAATAGGGCAAGCCGTTGGCAAGGATGACGCCCGCCACGTCCTTGGCGTGAAGTCGCTGCATGATGACGACGATCGCCGATTTCGTCATGTCGTTGAGGCGGTCGGGGATTGCCTCGTTGAACGTCTGCACCACGCCTTCGCGTTGCGTGTCGGACTCGGCCGAGTCGACCGAATGGGGATCGTCGATCAGCACGCGGTCGCCGCGCCCGCCCGTCATGGACTCGAACGCGCGGCCCTCGCGGTTGCCGGTGTCGAGGTTCTCGAACTTGTCCTTCGCGTTCGAGGTCGGATCAAGCTGTACCTGGGGGAATAGGGTTCGATACTTGTCGGATTCCACAAGCTTCCGCATTTTCGAATTGTCGCGGATGACGTTTGGGCGCGAGAACGACGACGACAGGAAGCGGAGCGAGGCGTCGCGCGTCGCCCATTCCCACGCCGGCCAGAACACGGCGACGAGAAGCGATTTCATCATGCCCGGCGGGACGTTGATGAGGAGATATTGCACCCGGCCGTCCGACACCGCCTCAAGGTGCAGCGCCACCGCCTCGACCGCCCAGCCGATGCGAAGCGGCGCCTTTGGTTCGAGGATAGTCCAGAACTCGCGGACAAATCCGATCAGCGTCGAGCATCGCTCCCGCATCGCCGACGCGTTGCGCGCCAGCTCCTCCGCATCACGCGTCTTGCGTCGGCGCTCCCTCTCCGCTCGAATCGCCGCTATCGTCGGCAGGCGCGGCACTTCCCCCGGAAAGGCTGTCAAGGATCGCGCGGGCGCGCTCAAGTTGGTCTAGCTCCTCGTCGGACAGGCTCGCCAGCTTGGCGAGGTCGACCGTCTCGATAGGACCGCCGCCGGGGGCGGACAAGCCGACCTGTCGGCGGAACGCGCCAACCGAAATATGTTCGCCCAGCGTCTTGAGTACGTCGAGCCGGGTTCGCATGGCCGGGCCGCTCTTGCTGGCGGCGGCCTCGACGTCGGTTTTCAACACGAGGAGGTCGCGGAGAACGTCGTCGGCATTGTAGGCGAGGCGCTGGGCGCGCTCCGTCTGAATACGCTCGACCTCCGCGATGACGTGCGGCCGGGCCATGACGTCGCTCGCGTAATTTCTCGCGGCCGAGCGATTGCCCTTGCCCCATCCGACCATAAGCGCAGCGTCGGTTGCGATGCGGTTCGCGGCGCCGAAGTAGTGAAGAACGAACTCTCGCTCTTTCGGGTTGATCCCGCGCGGCGGGCGCTTGCCGCGCGGCGCCGGTGGCGGCATCGATTTCTTCCTAGTCGTCATCGTCCCGCTCGGTTCTCAACGCTACGTCGATCGCCACAAGTGCAGCGTCGCACCAATCATTAACACGCCCGCCGTCCCGGATCGAATCGGCGCAGTTGCGCCAGCCCGGCCCGCGTGCGCGCACGATGTCGGCGAGGATGCGGCGAGCCTGGGCGGAGGGTTCGCGCGTCACTCCATTCGCCTCGTCTTGATCCGCTTGCCCGGCGCGGAACTGTACGATCGAGCGGACTCGACGCCGTGGTAAGCGCGGGGGTCATCCGCGATCAGCTCGACGCCGACGAGAACGACACCCCGGTCGACGTCGAGGCCCGTCGCGGCTGCGCCGAACCGCGCGAGGGCGTCTGGTGTTGGCTCGAACCGGCGCGCCTTTCCCTTCCGGACGAACCTAGGCGGCGAGGACGACGGCACGTCGAACTTGCCTTCGTTGCGATCCCACGGGTTGCCGCCCATCACGGAATCGTCTCGCGGGCCGCGTCCGCGCAATCGACGGGGTTGTGCCCGTTGGTGATGCAAGAATTGACCATCAACTCCCGCTTATCTTGGGCGGTTGGTGGCGAACAGGCGCCGCTTAAAGCCGCGAGCGCCACCATGACGAATAATCTCATGCGACCTCGCCTCCGTGTTTGCCCGAGCGGTCCTTGTTCGTCTCGCTGGCGAGTGTCGGCCGCGACGGATATGCGACCATATTGCGCGTCGGCAACGGAACAACGTCGCGGCCCGATCTGTCGTTTCGTTGCTCAATCGACACGGCTTCGACCCTCATCATTGGTGGGCGGGGATGCGAGGGCGCGCATATCGGCGACGAACTCCGCGTCCGCGATCACGCGCTTGCGACACGGTTCGCTACTGTCAGCGTTACAGACTTGGCACAGCTCGGAGTTTTTCGGCGGGCACGATCCATTGAACGGACAAGGCGCAGTTTTCGCGTCATGTCGGGCCAGCGCCTCCCGCCATCCTTCGGGCTCACCTACAGGCTGTGCGGCGAGGGCGGCGCGGGCGTAGGCGCTGGCCGATCCAGCAAGGACTTGGTGGTCGCCAGTTTCGCCGGCCTTGATGCCGTCTGCAAATGCTTGGTCGAACAGGCGCTCTAGCCGTTCGACCTCCCCCGCAGGCATCCCTTTTGAAGGGTTGGGATCAGTCGACAAAGTTCGTCTCCTCGCCGCGATAGGATTTCGGGATGCTGTTGCGTCCGACGTGACCGATGGGGCCGCGCTCGTCGAACCCCAGGCCGGTGAGGCGCTTGAGCGCGGCCTCGGGGCTTTCGGTCTGCCCGTGCGCCTCGGGTGCGGTTGCCCGGCGCGCGGCGGCGTCGGGACGGAAACGGTCGGTCATGGCTGTTCCTCTCTCAAGCCGGTCGGCCCGGCGTTGTATTGGCGGCGCCCCTTGGAAGCGCCAAGGGTTTGCATCGCGACGATGATCGTCGCCTCGTCGTCCTGCCCGAACAGGATCGTCGCCTTGTCGTTGTCGACGTTGCGGAGGACGATCGTCGCGCGCCACTGGTCGTTGCCGGTGGTGTCGGGCAGACCAATGCGATTGAGGCGGTCAATCAGGTCGGCGAGCCCGTCGCGTAGCAGCTCCGCGATTGCTTCCTTGCGCGTCACCGCCGCCTCCCCCGCATGTAGCTGTCATGCCAGCGCGCCCGGCGCCGCGCCGCCCAGGAGAGGAACAGCGGGACGGCGACGGTGGTGACGGCGAAGAACGCCACCACGCACCAGCCGACGATGCGCCACGGGTCGGCGATCACGACGCGCGCTCCATGCCGAGGGCCTTTGCAATGGCGTCGATCATCTGGCGCCAGCTCCGTTCGGAGTACGGCGTTTTCGGTAGGCCCCTAAAGGCGATCATCGCGGCTAAAGCCTGATCGCGTTGCGCGTCCGTGTAGTGCCGGGCGTTGGCGAGGCGCTCCTCGACAATCTGCACCGTGCGGCCAAGTTCGTCGAACTCCGTCCGCGCTCGACCGTGCGCGTCGAGGAGCCGCCGGATCGCGCGACCGGTGCGGCGGGCATCGCCACGCGTGAAGGGCTGGCCGGCATCGGCGAAACGCTCAAGAACGCTGATTGTGAGGAGGGCGTCTTGCCTCACGTCGATCGACTTCGTCACGTCGAACTGTTCTGTCGCCGTCAGCCCGTCGAGCTTATCGCCGAGCGCGACGATCCGGTCGTCCTGCCCCTTCATGTACGCGGCGAGGCGGTCGAGGAGTTGGGCGACGTGTTCACCCGCCATTCCGGCGAAGTCGACACCCGTCGCGCGAATGGCTGTGGTCGCTTGATCCACCTCGGCCATGAGGTCGTGCCGCGCGACGATCAGCACCTCGGCCGACGCTTCGATCCGGGCGAGGCGTTCGGACAGGTGAGCGACCCACCGCTCGGCGACGGTGCCGCTGTCCGCCCCCCAAGCGTCCGCAGCAATTTCAGCGGGCAGACGATGCGCGTCCATCGCGGCTTGCACCCAAGCGAGCGTGCCGACGACGTGAGCGAGATTGTCGCGCTCCGCGCAAGCGTTGGCCGCTGCCGCGTCACGCTCGGCCCTTAGCTGGTCGGCGACGCCCTCGTTGTCCTCCGCCTCGCGGTTGAGGCGAGCGATCGTGTCATCCGCATCCGCCAGCTTGATGGCGAGGGCGACGATCGCGCGTTCCTGCCCGGTGACGCCAGCGCTGAACCCATCAAGCGGGTCCGCGTGTTCCGTAAAGCCCCGCCGTTCGAGAATCGCCAGGACGTCGGAAAGAGCTTCCGAATACCCCCGCGAATAGCTTTCGCCGTTCTCCGCACCGCCAAGTGCGTCGACCTCGCGCCAAAGGCGAACCGAAACAGCCTCACGACTCGGGATTTCCGCCCCGCCAGCCATCGATCCGGTGTCCGCCGGTACGTGACGGCCTAAAACGTCTGTCGACGCTGTAGGGCCGGTCCTAGCCGAAAAACGGGCATTGTCCCGTTCGGTGGTGCGGTCGGTCATCATTTCGAACTCCCATCATCCCCGTTCCTGGGGTGGTTGGACCGGGCGCGGGAACGGAGGATGGCGCGCTTGCGGTCGACGACGCGCTCGGAACAGCCGAGCTTGCGGGCGATGCGGGCGGAGGACCAGTGGAGGGCGGCGAGCCCTTCCACGAGGTCGAGGTCCACCTCGGCGGACGGTGCGGCACGCGGAACGTAAAACCGCGAGTCGCCGAAGTGCAGGACGACGAGGGTCGCGAGTTCGTCGCCCAGGAGGCGGCGGAGGCGACCGGCGTTGTCGAGGTTGCCGGGGACGTGGAGGCGCGTGCCACCGACGATGGCGGACAGCCTCGCGGCGTGTTCGGCGCCCAAGCGGTCGGCGATGATCGAGGCGCGCCCGGTTGTCATCCGTGCTTGGCTTCGAGCTTGCGGCGAAGGTCGCCGACGAGGGCTGCGACCTCAAGCCGATCCCGCTTTTGCTCCGCCGTTTCAATCGGGGCGGTGATGCTCAACGGTTTGCGTCGGGCGTGTTGCTCCGCTCGCCAGCGCCATGCTTGTTCGACCTCGGCGTGAATGATCGCCACGATTTTGGCTGGATGATCCGCACGGCGCATTGCGGCTTCGCATCCGCGCTTGAGGAGGGCGACCGGGATGCCATCGAGCGCGAGGAACGCGGCGTTGAGCCAAGTCCGCCGGTCCTCCGTCGTCATTCCAACCGGTGCGACGAGGTCCAAGCATGGGACCATGTTAGCGGCGAACTCGGCGCGATTGACCGCGACGATGTCAGTCGGATCAGCCATCCGACAAGAAACCGATACCCGCGTCGACTGTGCGACCGAAACCGCTTGCCGATTGTGCTGCTCGTCCATTGGCCTTCGCGTCCTTTCGTGCGGCGAGCTTCGCCATTGCGGGGGTAAAATACTTGAGGGAGTGACGGGTGGTCGTGCTGTTCGCGGCGTCGCGTTCGAGTTCGGGGATGATTTCCGTATCGGGGTCGAGGCCCATCGTCAGCCATTCGCGCACCACGTCGAGCTGGTCGGCGAAGCGTGTCGAGTTCGGATTGACCGCGACGCCGGCCGCGCGTCCGCATCGGGCGGCGAGGTCGCCGATGGCGCCGAACGGATCGGGCTTTGCGCCCGCGCCCGCGACTCCGACTCCTTCTATCTCTGGTTCTGGTTCTGGTTCTGGTTCTGCGTCGGGACTCCCGGCCTTTTTTGGACTTGAGCCGCCGGGAGTGCTGGCGGGAGTCTTGTCGGGACTGCCGGCGGGAGTGTTTGTTTTGGCCGCGCCTTTGCGCCCGCCGCTCGATTTGCGCGTCCACAGGTCGAACGCCTTTTCGGCCTCCTGTGCGGCCCTTTCGTTGGACAGGGAGCCGTCCTCGGCGCGCGTCAATTTACCGGCCTCGACGAGGTCGTTGACGTAATCCCGCCAGCCTGGGAGGTCGCCAAGCATGAGGGGCAGTTCGGACGCCGGGCAGGGCCGGTTCTGATCCCAGATGTAGCAGCACACGTCGAAATAGACGGACTTATGCAGGCGCGTCATGCGCGCGGTGCCGGCCAGCCAATCGGATGGGTAGAAGCCGACGTAGGAATGGCGGTTGATCGCCATCAGGTGTTGAGCCGAGGCACGGCGGGGCTTATACGCAACACGTCAATTCGCTCCTGTTCCGAGCGGTTGCCATAGGGCGGGCCGGCGTTGGAAGCGCCGCCCGCCCGCCCCTCATGCGCCGGGCGCATCACTCGCACAATCCATATTGCGAAAAACAGGCGGGGGCGTCCGCGCGCTCAAGTGCCTGGATCATATCGAATTGCCGGCCGCCCCGACTTGTGTTCGTCCACTCGACAACCTTGTCGATCTGTCCCCGCGCCCAATCGTCAGGGTCGCCCGGCACCTTGTCGGCCGGAAAGAACGTCGCCCAAGTACCATCGCCGCCGCAATCACGACGAGATACTAGCGAAACCCGCCGTTCCCAATCGCGGAGCTTGTCGATCACGTCCGGCGTGTGCTTCGCGATGAGGGCGATTTCGTCCTTGCCGGCATTGATGCAAGGCCAGCACCCGACCCGCTTCGCGCCAAGTAAATAGAGCGGATTCGGCTTGATCCCGTGACGCTTGGCAATGGCGAATACGTCGGCCGCGCTCCACGAGTGGACGGGGCGATAAACAATTCGCGATCCTCCCGAGGTCTCCCGGCGACGCTCAAGGATCGGCTTTTTCGCGCGAGCTTGGCTTTCGGCTGCGCGCTCACCAACCCAATCGATTGTGATGCCGCCCGCGTCGAGGATTGGATCGCGGGTCGCGAACAGCGGGGCAAGCTTGAGGTCTTCCGTGCAGAACTTGGCCTTGCGGCTCGGAAAGCGACCGTGAAGGAGGCAAACGTCGAGGAAAGCGATGCCGCTAGGCACGAGGGCGGCGACGGCGGCCTCGATTCGCTCGGCTGACACCGGCGGCGAAACGATGGTCGGGCATTCGCACGCGGCGACCCATGCTTTCGTTGCGGCGCTACGCTCGGGAGAGTGTCGGCAACCCGGCGCTAGGGCGGGGATCGCCGCCTTGCGCTCGGCGCACTCCTCCGTGTGGCGCAGCCGGCGCAGCTCATGCGGCCATAAGCGGCGAATGCTTTCCCGCTTCCGCTCGAACGCGGCGGCATCACAAAGGCCCGGCACGTCATATGCGGTAAGTCGTTCGATCGTGACGCCGAGCGCATGTTCGAGGTAATCGACATGATCAAGCGCGCGTTGATCCTCATTGCCGACGTCGACGAATTGAAACCGGGGGCGAAAGTCCGCCCGACGTTGCATCCGCTCTTTTGCGAGGCAAGCAACGGCCGTGCTGTCCTTGCCGGAACTGATCCCGACGAAATGTTGAATATTCATAACAAGGCATCCGGCGGCGACAGGGACTCGATCACGACTTCAACGCGAGCTGGCGAGCCATAGCGCTTGATCGTGCGGCCATCGCAAACCTGGGCGTCGTCGGTGAGACAGAACGGGAGCCGATCCTCCTCGCGCTTCGCCTTGGGTTCGGGGTTGAGCCCGTCGAGGATCGACTTCTCGACGTTGTCCTTGTCCGGCTTGGCGGTGTGCCAGTAACCGGCCAGCGCGTCGGCCGTCTTGCGCTTGGGCCAACTCGGCGCGGGCTCGAACACAGCTTCGATATCGACGCGTGTCGGGCCAGCGAACGGCGGGAGCCCGGCCATTGCTTCGCGCGCCACCCGGCGAATGATCCGCTCGCGGTCAATATCGGCTTGGGCGGGGTGGACGTGCGCGTGACCGCCGCGCGTGTCGACGCGAGGGCGGCGCTTGCCCTCGGGCGGGCCGGGAATGGTAAATGCTACTCTCACGGATCAGGCTTTCCTTTCGGGAAAATACTTGCGGCACGTGCCGCAATACGGGCGACCGTGACTGTAGCCTTGCGGCATGTCGTTGCAGTCGGGGCAACGCTCGTCGTCCTGTGCTGTCGTCATTGCGACAGGCCGAACAGCGGTGCGCGCGGCTTGCCTCGCGCGGCGAAAATCTGGCGCGACACGTCGCCCGCGTGTCCGGCGAGATGGACAGACGCGCCCTCGACGATGACGGTCGTTCCAACAATCGCCATGACGGGTTGGCCGCCAACGACCTTAGCCGGCTGCGCTTCAATCGTGTCGAGGATCGCGGTCACAGCGTCCGGGTCGATCCAGCACGGACGGCCAGTAGGGTAGGCGAGAAGCTCGATCATAAATCCTCCGTTGCGGTCGACTATCCTCGGCGGGGGCGGGCGCGCCCCCCCCCGCTCCGGTAGGCGATCAGGACAGGAGGCGAACCTCGAACCCGTCGCCGAACTCACCGGCAAGGCGCGTTGCCTCGTAATGCGCCAAGACAAGCGCCTCGGCGACGAACGCGGTCCATTTGTCGCCGCCCTCGCCGTTCGGAGCCGTCTTGAGCCATTCCTTGTCATTGGTGTCGAACAGGCCAAATCGCCTGTCGTCACCTGCCGTCGCTTGGCGCTCGACGTCGGTCTCGGGGTCGCCGTCGTCGCCGTCGTCGTCCTTCGCCGGATCGTTTGCCGCGTCGACGAGGTCGTCGTCACCCTCGGGGCCGGGCTGCGCTGGCGGCTTCGTCTCGATCGCGTTGCCGGTCGAGCGGCGGGCGTCACCGCCGAACGTCATGCCGAGCTGATCCTCGTCAACCTCGGGTGCCTTGCGCGCCGACATGAAGCGCTTGTCGTCCGCCGACACGATCACGACGCGATGGCCCGACAACTTATAGACGGCGGAGAGAACGTCGGCGTCGACCCCGTCAATCTTGAGCTTCGCCTCGATCGCTTCGCTCTTGACGTTGAAGTTGCCGAGGAACGTCGCTTGAATCGTGTCGCTTTCGTCCTCGGCGACGACGATCACCACTTTGCCGATGATCCGCTTTGCGGCGGCCTCGACGGCGCGGATCGCGTCCTGTTGCTCGCCCTTGGACATGGCCGACCACAGCTTCGGCCGATGCTTGAACAGGTCGAGGATGGTGTCGCGGAGGTCGCCGAACGCGGTGCCCGTCTCGAACTCGGCGTCATCGACGAGACGCTCCAACCGGGCGAGCTTGCGATCGAACGCGCTTGTCGCGTCATCGCCTGGAGCGGGCGGCACAGGCTCGGGGGTCGGGCTGGGATCAAGCGCGGGTTCCGCGTCCCCGGCCGCCGGAACGGCGCCGCTCGGCGTCGGATCGGTTGCCTCGCCGGCCGCTGCTGCCGCCCCGCCGATCGCACCCGCGACCGTCTGATCGGCGTCGCCCCCTTCCCGCGCTACCGCGCCGGCACCCTCGATAGCGCCAGCGGCGACCGCATCCGCCGCCTTCGCCGCCGCTTCGCGGCTGGCCTTCGTCTCTCGAACCATTCGTCGTCCTTTCGTCATGCCGACACGCTCGGCGTTTGCGATCCACGCCGCAAGCGGCGCTCGGATGGGGGTTTCGGCGCCTTGCTGGGCGCGAGGAACAGCGCTTGCGTGAGGCACGGCGGGCCGGCGCGCCACACAAGCCACAGATAGTCGGCCATGCCGTTGCGATACGCCTCGTCGCCCATGTCGAGGACGGCGGCGCCAGGGGGCATAGACGGACGCTCGCTCAAGAACGCGACATAGGCCGGCGGTCGGCGCGAGTAGAGGTCGCGGTAGCGATCCTGTCCACACGCGAACTCGATCGGCATGAGGAACGCGGCAAGGCGGAACGGGACGTCGTCGAGCGTCTTGAGGATAAATCGCAGTCCGATCCCGTCCTCGTAATTGTAGGGCGGGTTATTGACGACAGAAAGCGCGCGGTCGTGCGGCGTCGGAAAGCGCGACGCCATGAGGAAGTTGCCGCGCTGAAACTTGTGGCGCGGGTAGCGATCAACAATGTCCGCGCCAAACGTCGCGTGTCCGCGCGACTTTGCTACGTCGAGAATGTTGCCGCCGCCGCACGACGGGTCAAATATCAGGTCGTCGCGAAAGTCGATCGCGTCGAACAGCGGCGCAACCGCGCTCGGGGGCTCGCGATACCAATCGTACGGATCGCGCGGATACTGCCCGCCCTTGCCCGGCGTGTTCAACCGCTTTGTCACGCCGCCGCCAGCTCCGCACGCTTCGCCTTGATCGCCGCTTCTAGCTTCTCAAGCGTGTCGAGCGTCATCGACTCCGGGTTCTTCCGGTTGCGCCACCACGTCGACGCCGCGATGCCGGCCCGGCTGCACAGTTTTGCAGGAGATAAGCGCACGGCCTCCGCCTCGCGAATAATGCGCTCGATTTCTTCGGCTTTGTTCACGTCACCTCCTACCGCGTTCCGATTTCGTTGGCGCCTTGCCACTTGATCTAATGACGAGGGCAAACCCTCTATGAACCTGCGAAGTGTCTCGGTGTCGCGAAACCATTCTCCATGCGATCGATCCGCAGCGAAGAAATCGTGCAACGCCAACTCTTCCTCATGTCCTCCGTCGACTGTGCTTAGCAGCGACAGAGAGACGGGGGACATTGTCGCCAATTCAGCAATCCTACGCGCCGGCCGGTCGGACCGCCCGATTTTCACGACACCAACCGAATTGGCGGCGAGAAAGTAGATCATTGTGAGTGCAATGCCCTTGCAACCTTCATGCAACGCCGATACAACGCCCACGCCATCAAGGCAAGACGGAAGGAAACCGAAAATGCCGGTCTATGAATTGAAGGTGGCGGGGCAGGACAAGCCCCGCATGGTGAAGGCGGACACGCCGGCGCAGGCGCGCAATCACGTCGTCACGGCGGCGGGGATCAGCGCCGAGCGCATGGCGGAGCTGCTCGACGACGGCGTCAAGCTGGAAAAGGCGGAGCCGGCGACGGCCGAGGCCGAAGGCACGGCGGGTGCGGCGACCGCCGGTGCCGGTGCCGAGGGCAAGGATGCGCCGAAGTGAGCGCGCCCGAGTTTGATCGGGCGTTCGAGGCCACGCTCGACGTGCTGGTCGCGTCCGCCAGCGCCGGGACGCCGCCCGACGTTCTGGCGCGACAGGTGCCGGGTATGTACGCGGCTTTCGTGGCCTTGGCCGGCGCGGCGGCGGCGTCGGCTGGTGAGGATGCCCCGGCGCCGTTCGAGCCGGCGGTGTCCGTCCGCAAATCGCTGGCGTCGCCGGATCATATCCTCTCCATGATCGATGGGAGGCCATACAAGACGCTGCGCCGGCACCTCTCGACGCACGGCCTCACGCCGGCGGAATACCGCGAGCGGTACGGGCTCAAGGACGATTATCCGATGGTGGCGGCGTCCTATTCGGCGGCGCGGCGCGACATGGCGAAGCGGATCGGACTCGGCCGCAAGCCGGCGGCGACTGCCGACGCCTAACCTGGGGCCGGGTGCGCCCCGGCCCCCAACCTTGGGGACAGCCATGAAGATTCTTCGCTTACAGACGCAAGGGTTTAAGCGCGTCACCGCCGTGGACATTACGCCGGCGGACCCGCTCGTCACGGTGCGCGGCGACAACGCGGAGGGGAAGTCGTCTCTCCTCGACTCGATCAAGGCCGCACTTGGCGGCGCAGACGGTGCGCCACTCAAGCCGATCAGGACCGGCGACGATTTCGCTGCGATCCGCATTGAGCTGGGCGACGGCGGCCCGGCGATCGTCGTCGAGAAGTATTTCGACGAGGTCGGCGAAAAGCTCCGCGTCACCAACGCGGACGGCGCCGAGTATAGCAAGGGGCAGACGACCGTTGCCGGGCTGCTCGGCCGCATGACATTCGACCCGCTCGCATTCGGGCGCATGAAGCCGACCGATCAGGCCGGCGAGCTTCGCCGCCTCGTGCCGCTCAAGGTCGACCTCGACCAGCTCGCCGCCGCCGACAAGGCCGACGTGGCAGCGCGCCGCGACGTGAACCGGGACGCGAAGGCGCTCAAGGTGCGGTTCGAGGCGATCGAGGTGTCGGGCATCGTGCCCGAGCGGCCCGACCGGGAGGCGATCGTCGCCCGGCTGTCCGCCGCCGGTGAGACAAATGCGGCAATCGAGCGCGAGCGCGCCGATCGGGACAACACTTTACGTGTTGCGCGTTCGCGTTCGGATCATGCTGGCGAACTTCGAGCGAAAGCGCACGAGCATCGTGTAGAGGCCGCTCGGCTAGTCGGTGAGGCGGAACGACTTGAGCGTTCGGCGTCTGCGGATGAGGCCGATCACGACCGGCTTATCGACGAACACGCCGCCCTTCCGCCGCTCGACGAGCCGGTCGACACGGCGCAGCTATCGGCCGACCTCGTCGCCGCCGACCGCGACCTCGCGCTCCTGGCACGGAGCGACGCGCGCAAGCGTCTTGAGGAGGAGTTCGACGGCCTCCGTACGCGAAGTGAGGGCTATACCGCCGCGATCGAAGCACGCGCGACGGAGCGCGCCGACGCGCTGGCATCCGCCGAAATGCCTGTGCCCGGCCTGTCGCTCGCCCGGCTGTGCGACGCGATCCCCGGCGCGGAAGGCGACGACCTGATCGTCCTGTTCGAGGGCGAGCCTTTCGCCCAAGCGAGCGGCGCGCAACAGCTTCGCGTCTCCATGCGCCTCGCGATGGCGGCGAACCCCAAGCTCCGCGTCATGCTGATAAAGGAGGGTTCTCTCCTTGACGGCAAGGGCCTCGACCTCGTGCGCGAGCTGGCGGCCGAGGGCGACTATCAGGTGTGGTTGGAAAGCGTCGGCGAGGGGGACGGGTCTGGCATCATCATGGAAGCCGGCGCGGTGCGCGGCGCGCCGGAACCGGAGCGGATCGAGCCGCCGAAGCGGCGCCGGGCGAAGGGCGACGCGCCCGAGGAAGCGAAGGGGCCGGCTGTCCCCGCCGGTGACGGGGAGGTGAACGCCGGCAGTCCGGCGGCACTTGTCGAGGGCCGAGATGGTTTGAGCCGGTCGCCGGCTTCCGAGCCGACCCGCCGCAAGGCGCAGGCGATGCGCGAGTTCACGTCCAAGCCGGCCGGCGACCTGTTCGGCGGGGGGGAGTGATGCCAAGGCACGACGCCACCCCCGCCGAGGAGGCTATCTCGGCCGCGCTTGTGAGCGAGGGCAACTTGTTGTCGCAACAGCTTCTCAACCGCCACGAGGCACCCGCCGACGCATTCACTGTTCTGACAGTTGCGCTCGGCGTTCTGTTGTCTGGATTCGACGATTTCACCAGCCGCGCACGGGCGGCCGAGACGGTCCGCAGTCGCGGCATGAAACTAGCCGCGCTTTTCGACAAATTGGTTCAAGGAAAGGATACACAATGACGCAATCTATCGAGGAGTTTCGCGAGGACTTCGGCCTGTCCGGCGAAAAGCGCGAGGTGGCCGAGCATCCCCTAATCGACCGCTCGCGCTGGGGCCTGTTCGAGGACGTCGACGTCGAGCAATACCACGGCGGCAATCCCGCCGGGCGGCTTCGCGAGGGCGAAGTGTCCATTTCGCAGTCGCAAATGGGGCGCATTCTCGACGAGACGCCGCTCGACTTCGCGTTCCATCACCCGCAACTCAACCCGGATCGCGAAAAGCTGGCGTCGACGGTGGCGCAGCATCGCGGCGACCTTGTTCACCAGCTCGCGCTTGGTAAGGGCCGGGGGTTCCAGATTTCGCCGCACGCGGAATATCGCACCGCCGAGGCGAAGGCGTGGAAGGCGGGCGTTCTCGCCGCAGGAAAAACGCCGGTGAAGCAAGCCGATTTCGAGGCGGCGGAAGTCATGGCCGACGTCATCAAGGACCGGATCGCCGAGGCGCTCAACGGGTGCGAGTATCAGACGGAGGTCGCGTTCCTCTATCAGCATATGACGTCCGCCGGGCCGGTGTGGGTGCGCGGCATGGTCGACGTCTGGTGCCCCGACCTCAATATCATCCTCGACGTCAAGACGACGCCGATGATCTATGACACGAAAGTTGAGCGGCAGCTCGTCAGCATGGGGTGGGATCGACAGGCCGCGCTCTATTCGCAGGCGTTCGGAACGATCCTCGGCCCCGTCGCCGCCGGGCGGATCAAGTTCCGCGACCTCATGGTCAAGCCGACCGAACCGTTCACGACGCGGCTCGTCGAGTTGGATAAGGCTTGGCATTGGTCGGCGTGGAAGCAATGCGAGGAGGCAATCGAGCGGTTCGGCCGGTGCCTGTACGCCGGGCGGTGGCCGGGGTTCGAGAACCTGCACCGCGCCCAGCTCCCGACCTGGGAGGACAAGCGCCGCGAAGCCGCCGAAATGGGGGGCGAGTGATGGCGAAGGGGCAACGCGCGATCCGGTCGTTCGAGGTCAACCCGGCCGACGATGGAAGCGAGCCGCTGTGTTTCGGCCTGGGCGGGCCGCCGGGCGGCGGCAAGACGTTCTCCGCGCTCCGCATCGCAGACGGTATGTCGCGGGTGCGCGGGGGCAAACCGGCGCTGATCGACACGGAGGCGGGCCGGGCGCGCAAATATCACGTCAGCCGCAACCCCGAGGGCTTCGATTTCGACTATATCCCGTTCTCGCCACCCTTCCGGCCCGAGAACTTTCTCGACGCGATCAACGCGGCGTTGGCGCTCAACCCGTCGTGCGTGATCGTCGACAACGCCAGTGACGAACACGAGGGGCCGGGCGGCGTTCTCGAATGGCGCGACGAGGAAGTCGCGCGGTCGGGGGGCAATGAGTGGGCCGCGTGGAAAGAGCCGAAGAAAAGCCGGCGCGTCCTCACGGCGGGCGTGCAGCAAATCAAAGTCCCGATCATTATGACGTTTCGCGCCCGTCCCAAGACGACGACCCCGGCGGGGCAGCGCAACCCGGTGGCGCTTGGGTACGTCCCTATTGCCGGCGACGAGTTGCTCGGGATTATGGACCTGTTCTGTCTGTTGCCCCCGCGCTCGAACGGGGTCGCGTCGTGGTCGAGCCAAAAGGCCGGTGAGGACTTCGCGATCAAGCTGCCATCGTTCCTTGCGCCGTTCATCCGCCAGGGCGCCCCGCTCGACGAGGCGCTCGGGGAGGCGCTGGCGCGGTGGCAGCTCGGCAAGGCGGCGCCGGCTGCGACGGGGGGCGAGCGGCGCCGGCTAACCCCCGCGCAACAGGTCGACGCCTATGTCGAGGGCATCAACGGGTGCAAGACGCTCGACGAGCTGCTCGACTATCAGCGCGACGAGCGGCGCACGAAGTGGCGCGACGGGATCAAGGCCGGCGACGCGACGCTGTTCGACCGAATCGTTGAGGCGCAGTCGCGGCGGTTCTCGGAACTGTCACCGGCCGACGAGGGCGGGCTCGCCGGCGACCGCGAGTCCGACATGGCGGACGGCGACGACAAGTTCCCGTCGTGACCGGGCGTCAGACGATCGTCGTCTCGATCATTGTCGGGCAGGCCGCCACCTTGGGGGGAATAGCGCTTGTCGTGCGGCCTAACGGCCTCGGCCTGCTGATCGCCATCGTTGCGGCGGTAGCGGCCGAGCGCGCTATCACCGCCCTTGTCGGCGAGCGGTAGCGTGCCGATCAGCCCCGAGAACCGCGCCCGCTACCCGAAAGAGTGGCGGGCGATATCGGCCAGGATCAGGTTCGAGCGCGCCGGCGGTCGGTGCGAATGCGAGGGCGAATGCGGCAAGCACCCGCACGGCGTCCGGTGCGAGGGGCGGCACGGGCACCCCAACCCCCGCACGCGGCGCACGATCACGTTGACCGTCGCGCACCTCGACCACGTCCCCGAGCATTGCGACGACGACAATCTCCGCGCCATGTGTAACGCCTGCCACCTCGCCTATGACGCCGCGCACCATGCGGCGAACGCCCGGCGCACCCGCGAGGAAAAGCGGCGGCGGGTTCTCGACAAGGCCGGGCAACTGGCGTTTGAGACGGCTTGCTTTGGACCGGCCGGGTTGCCCCCGGCCGGCTCCTAACCTAACCGAGCGACGCGGCGGTGCACCCCGCGTGCGCCGCCACCGCCTTTTCGAGTGCCTCGCGGCTGGCGTCGAACTCGGCGATCTGATCCGGCGCCGCGCCGGCGGTCGCCTTGAGCGTGTCGACCAGCTTGAGGACCGCGAGGCCGGCGGTGAGCGTGGCCGGCGTGGTGCTGTGGATAAGAGGCGTCACCGCCTTCGCGACGCCGATCACGCTGGCGATCAGTGCGGACTTGTCCATCGTCGATCCTATCGCTTGAGGGCCGCGCGGATGCCGTCCAGCGCGATTTCGGCATTCGCGAGCGCGGCCGAGTAGGAGGTCGCCGATCCGGCGCGCTGGGCGGCGGAGGCGGCGACAAGGGCGTCGTTGGTCGCGAGGATCGCGGCCTTGAGGCGCAACGCCTGGGCGGAGCCGGGCACGATGACGCCCGACGCGACGAACCCGTCGACGATCGTCAACGCGGTGTCGAACGTGGCGAAGGCGACGTGGAGGGCCTTCTCGTCGATCGTGGTGCGCGTGAGCGTGGCGGGCGGGGCCTGTCCGATCGCATCGGCAACGGCAGCGGTTGCGCTGGCGACGGCGATGATCGCGTCCGTCTGATCGGGCGTGGTGCTGATCGGCGACGACGTAGCGGCCGGGGCGGGGGTAGAGGCTACCGGCGGCGCGGTGGCGGTAGAACAGGCGGACAGCGCGAGCGCCCCCGCCAGGAGCAACAGACGGCGCATTGTGCGTCCTCGGGGCGGGATGCCCGCGCGACTCATGCGCCATTGCACCAACATTGCATAGGGGGAGGTTTCGAGTTACTTGTACGCACGATCAGCGCTAGGAAGGTGTGACGTATGCCACGGAAGCGGAAAGAGCCTGTAGCCGCCGTCTGCGCCGATTGCGGCGTCACCTTCACGACCGGTCGATCAGACGCCCGCTTTTGCTGTCCCGCGCACCAGCTCGCGTTTGGCAACCGCATGGCGAGCCGGGGCAAGGTGCTGGCGCCCTATGTCCTTGCGTGGATCGCGGGGCGCGGCGGCGGCCATGCCGGGACGCATCCTGTCGCCGGACCGGCGATGCGCGAGATAACCGCTATCGCGCGGGGGTTCATCGACGAGGACAAGGAGGCGGGGCGACCCTCGGCGATCGGCTATGTCGAAAGCCTGCTCGCCGAGGGCCTGTATATCGACCGGAAGGCGCCTAACCGGCGGCGGGCGGCGGCGAAGGCTCCTTGACGACGACGAGGCTGTTCGGGGCTTCCCGCGCCCAGGTCATCGCCTTCGCCCAGCGCAGCACGCGAAGCCGGGCACGCCACGCCGTCGCGGCGATCGGCACGACGACGGCGAGGAAGGCGGCCCCCTCGCTCGTCTGTAGCGCGTTGATGATCCCCACCACATCGCCTTTGCCGATCAGCTTGGACACGATGGGGAAGAACGTCGCGACGATCATCACGTCGAGGAGGACCGATTTCGTCGCCGGCGGCACCGCGCTTGGGTTGACCTGTTCGCCGGTGCCCTGCTGGGCGGGGGGTGTGTCGTCCGTCATGCAAGAAGCTCCATCAAGCGGTTGTGGCGGGCCTGCACATCCGGCCAGCCGATCGGGTCTGGAAAATCCGGGTCGCCGGCGTTCGCGACGGCACGCGCCCGCTTGGGTTGCCCGGCGTCGAAATAGCGGCCAAGGCCGGTGTGGCGCCAGTAGAATAGACCGGCGAGGAGCGCCACCGCCGGCGTCTCGATCAGCTCGGGGTGAGCGAACAAAGGTAGGTTGAGGTCGGCGCCTGCCGCCGCGTAGCCGTTGGCGAACGTCAACTGGAAATCGCCCCCCCCCCGGAACAGCCATCCGTCGCCTGGGCGGATATTGCCCTCCGCCGGCCGCGCATAGACCTTGTTCGCCAGCGCTTCCGGGTTGCCGACGAACGGCGCCGCGTCCGCGTCCGTCTTGAATCGTGTTCGCCAAGTCGCCCTGATTTGCGCCGCCGACCGGTAGAACAGGTTTTCGCGGAGCCGCTTGTAATCGCCCGTCTCATGCGTCGTGTTCGACAGGAACCCCGCGATCCGCTCCGCCGTGGTCAAGCCGAAGGTGTCGGCGACCTCCGCCAGCTTGCGCCCGCGAAGCGTCACCGCGTCGCCGCCGGGCGCGGCGGTCGGCGCCGCGAAGCCGACGAGGCCGATCCACGTTTTTGGGCCGTCCTGTCCGTCGACGGTGCCGGAGTACAGTCTTCCGAGCCGCTGTTGCGCCTTGCGCCAGTTGACCGCCGTCACGCCGTATCCCTTCCCTTGTCGTCGCCGGTGATCGCGGCGGCGATAATAGCGGCTTTCTCCGCGACCTCGCCCTTTTTCATTTCCTTCCGCATCTGCCGCGCCTTGCTCGCTGCCTCCTGTGCGCGTTCGGGATTAAGTTCGAGCATCATCAACAGCGCGTCAAAGCAAGCCTCAAGGTTTCCGATGGTGTGACGATCTACCCTTTGCTCCGCCTCAAGTTCTGTGATCCGGCGGCGCATCCCCCGCATATCGAGCGTTCTCTCCCTCAACAGGTTTCCTTCACGCTCGTTGGCAATTTTCTGATTGATCGGCCTTTGCCGAATTAGAAGCGTGACGATCCCGGCGAGCGCCCCCCAAGCGCCAACACCGCCGACCGTAATTTTGCTCGCCCAGGTCCACACTTCTTCAAACATAGGTGCCCCGTCCATAGACGCGCATTAGCCGCATCGTGTTCACGGCGGCTATCCCCCCGAGAACGTAAAGCGCCTTGAATAGGTCAGCGTTGTCGAACGCGAATAAGAACCGAAGCGGGTGAAGCACGAATGCCAAGGCGATCAGCCAAACCCCCAGCCGCATGGGATCGCCTTGCCGGACGTGAGACCGCCGAAACGCGGCGGTGAATGCGCCCGGCGTCGCCCACAGCAACGCGACGAACCAAAGGATCGCGGAACCGTACCACCATGCGTTCACGCCCAATCCCCTATTTGTAGGCCCCATTTCGTATTCTGGGGGTCGAGCCGCTCATAGGGCTGGAGCTTCTGGAACAAGCCCCAATGAAGGCGCTCGTTCAAGCCGTCCGTCTGGTCACTGTCCTCGACAACCAGAACGGAGCGCGTCGTGCGCCGTTCCTTGGCGAGCTGGTACAGCGTGCGCGTCTCCTCCGGTTGAAGGTCGCCGAACGTCCATTGAAAGCCGCCGGCCGCGACGCCGTCGTCGATCCCGAACCCGCCGCCGAACAGGCGCTCGACGGACCCGGTGTCCTCGATCGACCGGCCCGAACCCCACTCCCGGCCCCACTGGCACGACCACGCGAGGCCGAGGCATAAGACGCCCGCATACCAGGGGGTATTAGACGCCCCGGTCGTAAAATTAAGGCGCCAATACCGCGAGGTAAGTGGGGCGGCAGAACGGACAAACGAGTGATACGGCGGGCCGTATCCTAATGGCGCCGCTAATGTATTGGCTAAATCGGGGCCAGTAACATTGTTGTTCGCGTCAATCTGCTGCACCGACCAAAGCTGATCCGCCGTCCCACTGTGATATCCTAAAAAAACTGTATCCAGAGTTATGGGGGCGCCGTAGTCCAGAACAATTGCACCCGGTCCGATTATCATTACGGCCTCTTTAGGGTCGGGCGTCAATAGATTAGTCGCGCCGGCATAGGAGTACGGGACGGCGACGGGGAGTTGCGGCTTGACGATCAAAAGAGCCCTCATCGTCAAAGCCTTTTCAGAACAGTGAGCGTTGTTGTGCGAATGCCCTCCGTTTCAGCAACGCCCAAGACGAACACGTCGGCGCCTTCCTCATACCCGAGCCGGTCGCCGAATATGGTGACGAGCCTCCCGAGCAAGTCATGGCGAAGGCCAGACACCACAATTTTGTCGCGTGCAAGCGGGCCGGCGAGGAACTGTGCCTGATAGGTCGCCTCGGCCTGGGCGTCGGTCTTGAACGCGAGCGGCGACATGACGGCGGAATCAACCGCGCCGTCACCCCAGGCCGCTTGCGCGCCCGCGATCGTCGCGCCGACCGTGCGTTGCGTGGCCTTGAGCCAAGACGCGTAGCCGGCGTCGACGGTCGGGGCGCTCGGCATTATGCGGCGTCGGACGCGGGCGGCGCGACGGGCTCGTTCTCGCGCAAGAACTCGGCCTTCGGCTGGGGATCGCCGTCCTTGGCCGCCTTGCGCCCAAGCGCCTGCATCATCAGACCGCCCCGGTTGCCCTCGGACATGCCGTGCCAGCCGTTCGTTGCTGCGAAGCTGGCGAGCTGCCCGGCAAGCACCTTGCCGTCGTCATCGATTTCGTCGCGGCGGGCATAGAGCAACTCGGCCGATCGACAGATAGCGTCCACCGGCGAGGGGCTATCGAACAGCGCCTCAACTTTGGCGAAGGTGTCGGCGGGAATCTTGCCGTCCGCGCTGGCGAGGTAGCGGCGAATCGCGCGGTTCGCGCTGGTGATATCGGGAAGGGCGTCCACAATCGTCTCCTATGCTGCGGATCGTGCATAGTACGCGGGACGCCCCCTCGCCAACCGTCTAGCGCTTCACCTCCAATGCGGCCAGTTCGCCGTCGCTTATGTACCAGCTCGCATCACCAGAAAAAGTTGCGCGGATAATCCAATCGCCGGCCGGTGGCGTGAACCATGTTGTATAATACACAGGCGGGCTTAGCCCCTGATTTGGCGGGCAACTCACAGTGCGGCCTATACCCTGCTGATTGTTGCCCGTTGAGGGGTTTACTAACGTCAGGTTTAGCTCGGCATTCGTTCTCTTTGACCCACTTTGAACCGATCCGAACGTAATCTCCACTCGCATCCTTCCGCCGCTGGTGTGAACTCCCAAGTCGACAGTTTCCACATTCTCTAGAGAAAAAGTCCCGAACCCAACGTCGTTAAATCCCGTAACGGCATTGGCCTGCAACTGCCCGGTGCCTACGTCGTTCTGCGTTGCAAGCGCGCCTTGACCGATAATTGCCGCCGACGCCCCGATGCTCGTGACAACAAGGCTTTCCGTTACAGTTGTCGCGCCGTCCGATCGCGTTATTGAATAGCCGAGTTGAAAAGCGCTGAAATTGAAATAGCTGGCAACGTTTCCCGAATTGATTTGCGGTGCGGTCGCGAATGCAGATTGTCCAGTTATGCCAGATGCGACGTTAATAGTGGTGTTGTCTGCATTCTGCTGTCGTGGCCACCACGGCGCAAAAACTCCGTATCCCTCAAGTTGCATATATTTTGCATTAACAAGGCCATCGTCTTGAATAAAGGCTATCCGTTGAGTTGTTGCGGAGAGAGTGGCCCAAGCCGTCTGGCCGACAATGCCGGCGGCAGTCCGTGTCTCGGTAATATTCGAACCGCCCTCGGCGGGAAAAAACCCGTCAAGAAAGCCAATCCCCAACTTGAATATTGCCGTGGCCGGAATGTTGCCATCGGTTTGTATTTTCTGCACCTGACCAGCAACGGCGTTAGGATTTAAAGCTAAAAAGGTCGCCCAAGGAGATTGGCCGGTGAACCCAGACGCTATGCCAAGAATTGTCTTGAATGCGTTGAGAGTCGCCGATGATCCGCCGGCGTTTTCTAACAAATAGGGCGACCCAAACGATAGGGATGCTAGCGGCGCGAGCGCGCCAAATCCGGTGAGGAGCGGCGACCCATAGCCCGCGCTGCTGATCGTCGCGAACGCGCCTTGGCCGGCGATAGCGGCGGCGGTGCGCGTTTCTGTCCGGTTCGCGCCCGCCTCAAGCGGCTTGAGCGTTTCGATCGGCGTCCCGTCGACATAGGTGACGTCGGTCGCCGTGATGAGCGTGGCGGAAATCTCCGCGTCGCTGTGCTGGCGATAGTTGCGTTGAAAACCGACCCGGCGCGTTCGCAGCGGCTTAAACGTCTCGTCGCGGCTGATCGTGTCGGCGCGCAATTGAGTGACGGGCGAGTCCCAGCGGAGCCGGTTGAATGACAGGTTGCCGGCGCCGTCGAGCGCCCAGACGATCGACACGGGCAGGAGAAGGCGGTCAAGGAGCTGCCCCGCCGTCTCCGTGTTGTCGCCGACATGAATGCCGGCCGAGGCGCTTTGCCACCCGAGCGCCTCGCCCAAGTTGGCGACCGCGATACCGGTCGAATACACGGCTACCAGCCACGCCGCGATGGCGGGGCACGTCTCAACATAGCCGGTGCCAACCTCGCCCTTGATATCGGCCGTGAGCGGGCCGGACGGAACGGTCCACCATTTCACGCACGCGATCGAGGGGGCGATTGCCGCGCCACCAGCAGGCGGAGTGGCGGCGCGCAAGGCCGTGAGCGTGGCGGCGGCGGAGCCCTGCCACGCGACGAGGCTGGTGTCGCCAGCCCGTCCCTTGTCCTTGACCATCGGAAAATCTGACAGCGGCCGGGCCGGGTCGCCAAATTCATAGACGTTGTTCGCCTTGTCGAGGACGCGGCCTTCGACGTTGAAAGCATAGCCCCAGGTGCGCCGCTTAACGCGGCCGGTCGCGTCGTCGCCGCCTTCCAAACCGCCTGTGCCAGCAAAGGTGTCGGGACAGACAGGCTTATCGAGGTCGACGGACATATCGCCAAGCGTGAGCGTCAAAGCCCCTGCATCGGTCCTGATCGACGCGACGGTGCCGTTGAACTGCAAAGCGTAGTTCGGGTTTGCGTCCTCGTCGTCGCCGACCGAAACGCTAACTCGCGCGCCGATCCAGTTGAGGTTCCCCAGCGCCGACAGGAGCGACTTGTCCGAACCGAAATAGCGAACCGTGGTGGCTTGCGGGAGCGCGCCACCTGTCAAGCCGTTCTGATCAAAGCCGACTGCCGCCGTGTACCTGGGGACGTTTGCTACCCCGGATCGCCAGCCCCCGCCGAACTGAAAATAGGGTTTCGTTCCGCCGCCGGCGAGGCGGATCGTCGCGACCGCGCCCGAGGACGGATAGCGCGGCTGCGCTTGAATAAGAACAACGGTCGTCATGGTGCCTCGCTAGATATACTCGCCAGTCTTGGATCGCAGCAACGACGTATAATCCGGCGCGTCGTTGAACATGGCTTCGTTAGTGTAATTCTTGTTCGCGCTGCCGCCGGACATATTGGCGACAATTTGTGCGAGAAGGTCGTTAGTCTCGCCCGTGAGCGTATTACCTTGATTGATCGCGTCCGTCTGCGCTTGAGTGATACCGGCCGCCGTGTTCACGCGATCCGTTTCCATGTTGATCACACGCTGTACCGCGTCGAGCGCGGCCGATCGGTCGCTCGTGTATTCACCGCCGGCGGTGCCGTAAGCGTCCTTGCTGGTCGTGACGAGCTGCTGTTCGAGCTGCGCCAACTTGTCGGCAGCGCCATCCTTGCCAGCTTCCGCGTCGGCCTGGGCGGCGGCGATTTGCGTTTGCAGCGCCGTGCGGCGGTCGGCGGCCGATCCCTCGAACAAGTCGCCGGTCTGCAACGACGTAAGGAAGTCCTGCAGCGAGCCGATCCGCGTCTTGAGGGTGGACTCGATCAAGTCGGCGCGCTTTTCCTCGTTCAACTTCGTGACCGCGACGATGCTTAGGCCGTAGGCTTGGGCAAGGCGTAGCCGCTCCTTCGCCGCCGTCGCCTCAACGTCAAAGGTCTTTTTGACGGCGCCTTGCGCCCCCAACAAATCATATTCGAGGGCTTTGACCCCAAGAGCCTCTTGCAACGCCCCCTGTACGTCAGAACTAGACCGAAGCGCCGCCGAAACGGCATCGGACAACCCGGTAACGGCGCCTTTCGCAATCGCTTGCTTCAACGCGAATGCTTGCGCCTCCTCGATCGTGTTGAACTGCTCGACGTCGTTGTTGCTTTTCAGGTTCGTCCCGTGGTCGTTGACCCGGAACTTATCCCCGTAAGAGCCGATCGTAATCGTGCCGAAATTGCCTAGGCTCCCGCCAAGCTGCCCTGCAATTTGCCGCACGTTGGTGATGATCGCCGAACCCGCCGTCTGCCCCGCCTGTTGCCCGCTCTTATCGGTGCCGACCGTGCCGGTGACGCCGGCGCTAGTGATCGTTGCGCCGCCCGATTTGGGCGAAGAAAACAGACCCCCGATCAAGCCGCCGACAACGCCGAGGACAGGCGACAATGCCGCCCCGAAGGGGCCTAGCGCGGATGCAATGCCCTTGATCCCGCCTAGGACGCCACCGATCGCTCCGCCAATTTGCGCGCCGCTCGCCGAAACATTGACGCCTAACGCCTTGCCGACGCCCGCGACGATCGAGCCGGTCGCCGCACCTTGCAGCGCAAGGCCGCTGTATTTGCCGATACTCTTGCCGATCGACTCCGCCGCGTCCCGGTTCGTGAATGCTTTTGCAACGGACGTGCCGACCTTGGATAGGGCATTCTCGAACAGCGAGGTCGCGTTGAGCGGCTTAGCGCCCAAAGCGGCGGTGATGCGAGGATCAGACGCGAGTGATGGCAAGGCGAGGCGCGCCAAGGGGTCGGACGTGCTGGCCGCCGCGCGCCGCCCGGTGACGACGACGTCGCCGCTCGTGTCAGCCGTCGCGGCGCCCGGCAGTTGCACCGCCGAGGGAGCGCCGTTTCCGTGCGCCAGCAACGCCGCCGCCCCACCGCCGGACACGCCGGCCGCCGCGCTGCCGAGCGCGGTCGTGAACGACGACAGGGCAGACGTGGCCGATCCCAGCCCCGGCGTGAGGCTGGCGTAAGCGTCCTTGGACGCCTTGGTGGCGGCGGTGACGTCGTCCACCGCCGCGCCCATGCGCTGCGAAGCGTCTTTGACCGGCGACACGCCCTCGACCTGATCCTTGAGGTCGCGAAAGGCCCCCGAGAACAGCTTGTCGAACAGCTCGTCGCCTTTGACCGTCTGGAACGCGTCGAGGAGCTTGCCGGGCGTCTTGAGGAACTGGCCGAGGTCGCCGCGCACGAACGCTTGCGAGGCGTCGAGGGTGGCCGCCTTGATCGCGCCCAGGCCGTCGACGTATTTGGCGTTCAACTCATTGCGGATTTCGAGCTGGCGCTGCTCGAACCGCATGGCCTCGACCGTCGCGAGGATCGCGTCCTTTTGCTGTGCCGTGAGAACCGCGCCGGCCCGTTCGAGCTGCTGAATCTGCTTGAGCGCGTCGGCCTGATCCGTGAATCCGGCGGTCGCGAGGCGTTGCACCTCAAGGCTTCGCGCCTGATCCGTGATGAAGTCGCGATAGGGCCGCTGTAGCGAGTCGACGATCACGCCCTGGGCGGTGCGCGCGGTCGCGATCAGGTTTTCGAAACCGGGCGGCTGGCGCTTGCCGAGGTCGTCAATCACGAGGTCGAGCGACCGCACCGCGACCGCCGCCTTTTCCGACGCGGTTTTAGGCACCTCGAACGCCTGGGCGACGGCGACGATCAGGCCATTGCGAACCGTCGTCTCCGCAGCCTTGGCTTTGTCGATCAGGTCTTGAAAATTGGGCGGCTTGCGGCGGCCGAGCTGCTCGACTAGCCGGTCGAGTTCGCGCACCTTGGCGTTGGTCTGATCCAGAACCTTCGGCGCATCGTCATAGCTGCCAACGATGTTGGCGATCTTGTCCGCCGCTGATAGCCCAAACTCCTCAAGCGGCGCGGTCGATTTCGGCTTCGGCTTCTTCTTGGCCGCCTCTTGTGCAGCGGTGACAGCGTTCGTGTCGGCGACGACCGACGCCTTGGCCTTCGCAATTTCCGCGTCACGCGCGGCGCTCGACGGCTTATCGAACAGCGCGTTGAGGGCCGCCGTCGATCCGGCAAGCCTTGCCTGGGCGCGGGTGACGCCATCATGCGCGGTGGCGAGCTTGATCGACTGATCGACCGACTCCTTGGTTACGACCGTTCCGCCGGCGAGGGCGGTCGCGACGTCCCGGTTCGCGCCGGTGAGCTGGCGGATGGTGCCGAGGGTACGTGTGCCGGCCGAGTATTGCTCGTTAAGGGTGCCGGCGAGCTTGACAATTTTGGGGTCGCCGCTGGCGATGGCGAGCTTGTTGACCTCGGACGTGAGAACGCCGAACCGGGTGCCGGCATCTGCGAGGATGCGCGACAGGTCGAGCCCTACGCCGGTCGGCCCGGCTCGCGATTGGCCGAAGCTCGACAGAGTTGAACGAGCGGCCTTGAACCCCTCGTCGATATTGCCTTTGATGGACCCATAGCCCTCGGCGATCGACACCGGCGCGGCGATGTTGCCGGCCTGGGCGCGCAAGCGGTTCTGCTCCGCCAGCTTGCCGTTCGTCTTGTCGATCGCGTCGGCCAAGTCCTCTTGCGTGCGCGCGAGGGCGTCCTCGGCGGCCTTGGCGCGGTCGGCAGCGGACTCGGTTTCGAGAAGGCCGCTGATCAGGCTAGGAAGGACAGCCGCCGCGATCGAAACCGCGATGCCCCACGGGCCGGACAGGAACTCCGCAGCCGCGCCGATGACGCCCTTAAACCCGGTGAACTTGTCGGCGCCCTCAACGACCGTGGCTCCCAGGCCGGCAACGTCCGCGCCCGCGTCTTTCTGCGCCTCGCCGACCGCCTTTGTCGCGTCCTGCCCGCGCTTTGCCGACAAGGCATAGAGCTGCAACACCTCGGCAACCGTGCCGATATGCTCGGCGAATATGGTGCCGAGCGGGGCGCCCGCCGCGTACTGATCGGCCGTCTTGCGAATTGCGGACTCAAGAACAATTTGCGCGGTCGAGGCGACGCCCGACGATTCAGCGACCTTCGTATGTACGCCGGCCGCTTCCTCGCCGGCCTTCGTCACAGCCCCTTGAGCGCGGACCATCGCCTCGTCGGCCGCCTGCCGCCGGGCAGTCGCGTTCAACAAACCTTGCGTGGCGCGAATCTGCTCGTCGGCGGTGCCGCTGGCGGTGGCGGCCAGTTTGCGAAGCGCCAGTTCCTCGCCGGCGCTGGCCGCCGCCGCGCGGGTTTCCGCAATTTCCAGTTTCGCCGTCGCCGCCGCGACACGCTCCTTGGCCGCCGACGTGGTAGTCCCGGCCGAGGCTTGCTTGCCAGCCGCGTCGACAACTGCCTCGCCGAGTGAGCGAGTGGAGGTCGCGGCCTTGTCGCTGGCGGTGGCAGTCCCGAGGATCGCGTCGACGTGCGTCCCGATCCTACCGGATGCGCGTCCCGCCGCATCGCCGGCGCTGGCCGTCGCCTTGTCGAGCTGCTCGCTCGCGGTCGAGGCGCGCCGAGAGGCGTCGGCGATGCCGTCGATCGCCTTCTCGCCTTGCGCGCCGGCCGCGACCAGCCCGGAAGCGTCGGCCGTAATGCGGGCGCTAAGGTCGAAATCTGCCAACGCGGCCCCCTACTTGTTGCGGCGGCTCCAATAGGTGAGCGCCTCCGCCTCCATAGCGCGTATGTCGCCGAAAATCGCGGGCGTGATCGTCAATCCCAAGAGCCGCGCCGAAGCCTCAAGCCCGTCGCGGCGTATGTTCGTCCGCATGGTGCCCGCGAGCCCCAAGCTAACCCATTGCCACTCCGCATCGCAGAACAGCGCGAAGCCGACTTGCATGTCCGGCCAGACGGGAATTGCGTCCTCGACCACCGGCTCGGACATGAAGGCGGTGGGGTCTATGCCCCACCGCTTACAATCGCGCTCGATAGGCGTCAGCTCGCGGACGTCACGCCCTTGGGCGTCGCGGCGGTAGGCTCGTCCGGCCGCCCATTGGCGGGCGAGCCTTCGGAGTTTCCCTCCCGAGCCTTCACCCGACCATTCCACGCGTCGAAATAGGCAGACGTGAACGCCTCGATAAAACCCGGCCAGCGGATCAGCTTGAGGAGGTTCTCGTCGTTGAACACCGGCGTCGCGTTGTTGGCCTTAATCTTGCGCCAACCCTTCGCCACCGTCTTGACGATTTCCAGTTCGGCCGCGAGGTCGAGACGCCCGTTGCTGGCGTCCTTCTTGGAAAGGTCGATCCAGGCTTGAAGCTCCTCTCGCTCCAAAATCTCGACCTGCATGTCAACGGTGTGCGTCGTCGGAACGCCGGCACCGTCTGCTCCTTCGATCAGGCCCGGCCACTCGACCGGGATGAAAACGAGGGGGCGGGAGAGAAGGTCGAATGCGCCGGACATAGGATGGAAGCTCCACAAAAAAGGGCCGGGCGTGCATGGCACGTCCGACCCTCCCGGCGCAACGGCGCGGCGCTTACTTGGTCGTGAACAGCAACTCGTCGTTGCCGGTGTTCGGCAGCGCGGTCACGGGGAACGTCCCCATCACCTTGCCCTGTTCCTCGGACAGCTCGACGTTGCCGGTAATCTGCAACCGGGGCACGTCGATTTGCACGATGTTACCGGGGGTCGACCCGTGGACCACCTGGGCGGGGAAGGTCGATCCTGGCCGGATCTTGGTGAAATAGTTCTTGGTGCCGAGGTCGCCGATCGCGATCACCATCTGTCCCGACCACGACCGCCCCGAATAAAGGATACGATCCTGGGGGTTGATGAGCGAGCGTAGGTTGAGCTGGGCGTTGTCGGACAGCGTGAAGCGGCGCAGGCCCGCCGCGTAGCCGTCGAACGTCGCCGTCGTGTTCTCCGTCGAGGCGAGAACCGGGTCGATATACCCGGTGATCGTCGGCACGCCCGGCGCGGCCTGATCCGCCAGCGACGCCGGCGGGCGGCCGAGCATGGAAATGTCGAGGATCGGGTTCTCGTCGTCCTCGATCGTGAAGCCGACCGAACCGCGCGTGCCGAGCGACTTGACGAGGAGGTCGTCGAGGTAGCCGTAGTGGGTTGCCGCGCCGATGTTGGGCGTAATGGGCGCCAGGGTGACGCTTGACCCGCCGACCGTAGGAGCGCCGAACCCGCAATAAGCAAGGAGCTTCATCCACGGCGGTGTAGTGGCCGCCGCTCCGCCGCCGGTAAGCTCCATCTGGAACTTGGCGCCGCGCTTGAATCCCGCCATCGTGACCGGGTCGGCGCCGAAATACGCCTTGTCGAGCCGGCGAACCTTCTGGTCGGCATCCATGAAGGTCGGCGCGTAGCCGAGGACACGGTAGGCGTCGGCCGCGACGACCGGGCCGGCATCCGTGCCCTCGACCGTCTCCGTCTTAAACAGGATGACGCGCGAATTGAAATCCTTGTCAGCACCCGACATTGCTTAGCCCTCCGTGGTCGCGGCGGGAGCCGCGTTGAGTGCGGCGAGGATCGCCGCCTTGGTCGCGTCGCCCTCGACCGTGACGCCCCGGCGGGCCGCCTCCGCCGCCAAATCGCCGAGGGTCCACTTCGACGACGGCGCCTTCGCGGCCTCGGCCTCGTCGCGCTCCTTGGCTTCGGTGGTGAGGCGCTCGGCTTCGGCCGCTTCCTCGGCGAGGCGGCCCTTCGTCTCCGCGATCAAGTCGTCGGAAATAAACCCGGCCGGGTCGGTCGACACGCCGCCGCGCGCCATTGCCTCGGCGCGAAGGCGCGAATTGACTGGCCACTCGCCGTCATGCGCGAACCCGGTTCCGGGGTCGATCCCGAGCGCGCCATACGCGTCCGCGACCTGTGTTTCGTCGGCCATCCTGTCAGCTCCTCGGGGGCAGTTCGAGGAGCGACGATACGGCGCGGGGCTGGCGGGGGTAAGGCTGAACGCTAGGCCGTGGTCGACAGGCGCCAGGACGTCGCGAACGACGCCTCGCCCCATACAAGCCCGTCATCCATGCCGGCGACCCGATAGCCGACATAATTGAGCGGGTGTCCGGCACCATCGGGCGTCCAGGCGACAAGCTGCCGAATCACCGCCTTGCGGGTGCGTTCGAGCTGATCCTTCGCGGAACGGTCAAAGCGAGCGGCGCTTTCGACGAACAACACCGCAAGCGTCGCGTTCACGCGCTGGGCGTGCGCGCCGATCAGCTTGTTCGGCTCGGCGCTTTCGCGCGACACCGCCACGAATGCCGCCGGCGGTGAGGCTGGGACGGTATCGTCGAGCGCTTCCGACGCGGCCAGGATATCCGTTACCGACAGGAAATATTCGAGCGCGACGAGGCGATCCCGCACGCTGCCCAGGTTGATCGCAAAGTCGAGCGCGTCAGCCATTGCCCTGTCTCCCGGCGAACTCGCGAATCATCCGCGCTTGCCACGCTTCCTCCACGTCCTTTCTGTCCTCGGCGTCAATGCCGATGAATGGCCGGGCCGGGAGGTTGGTCACGCGACCATGCGCGCGGACATTCACCTCGCGCGGCTGCGCCAGCACGACGCCAAACGCGACCTTGATCGTCCGCTGATGCGCGAGAACGACGGCTTGACGTTGCGATCCGAATTGGTTGGCGATGGCCTTGACCGGGTTCTTGAGCCCGTCCGAGCCGATCTCGACCGAGTCCGGCGTCACCTCGCCTCGGATCGAGTCTTGCAAGTCCTCCGTGTCGACAAGGGTTCGGCCGGGGACGCGCTTGCCGGTGTGATTGGGCGCGAGCCCTGCCGCGCGCTTGCTGATCGGCCACGGAATGCCATCCGGCCCCCTGCCCGTCTGAAACCGGCGCAGCACGGACGCGAGGAGGATGCCGCGCGCGTCCTGCATGAACGGCGTGAGGTCGACGCCGAGCGACCGCATATGCCGGAACGCCGCGAGCGGCTTGTCCAGGCCGTCGACGTTGATCCGGGTGGAAAAGCCGCCGCGCGCCACGGATCAGCCTCCTTGCCGCCAGCACGGGGCATATCCGCCGCCAAGAAAGGGTGCTGTGTAGAGGTCAAGCGCGCCGCCGGTGAACACGGGCGCGCTTCGGTCGCCCGACGACATGGGAGCGCCAGTGCCGAGGGTCGCCGGGGCGTCGCCGGCGCCAAGCTCGGGAGCCGGGATATCGAGCTTGTTCGCGACGAGCTGTTCGAGCTGCCGCGTGGCGCGATCCGCCGCCGTCTGCACCGCCTCGGGGACGCGGCCGGTGCCCTCCGCCAGCTTGAGCCGAGCGATGGCGGCGACCCATGCCTTTGCCAGCGGCGGCACCGACACGAGCGGCGTCGCGTAGCGCTTGGCGATGTAGCTGTTCACCTCCTCCGTCGCGTCGTCGATCGCGCTTTCGACCTTCACCGGGTCATAGCTCGCGCTTGGTTGCGCGCTGTTCGTGTTGGTGAATAGCGTCGTCTCGCGCTCGCCATAGCGTCCGACATACTCGACGGCGGTGAGGTACGGCATGGCGGCGGCTCCAAACGAAAATGGCCCCCCGACCATAGCCGAGGAGCCATCCGATAGCGACGGGGGCGAGGATCAGCCTTTCGCGGCCCGCGCCTTCTCGATCGCGTCGACGCGCTGGGCGTTGGTCGAGGCGTCGACGAGCGAGACGTTCTCCTCCTCCGCGATGACGACAAGGTCGGCGGTGCGGAGCGAGGTGAGCGGCTTGTCCTTGAGGTCGGCATAGGGCGTGCTGCCCGCCTCGTTGCCGGCGGCGGCCTCGTCGCGCTTGGCCTGTTCCTCGGCGCGGGCGGCCTCGACCTGTTCGCGGTGCCGCGTGATGCCATCGCGGAGCTTGTCGTCGTCCAAGTCGGCGACCTGGGCGGCGAACGCAGCCTGGGCGGCGGCGGCCAGCTCGGGCCGCGTCATGTCCGCCACCGGCTTGCCGCTATCGACCGGCATCCCGAACGCCGGCGCCGGCGGGCTGGTGGCGATCCGGCCCATGCCGAGCAAGACGGCGCGGGTGCCGGCGTCGACGCTATCGTCGATCTGGGCGCCGAAGGCGTAGCGCTTGCCGTCGATTTCGTCGCCGTCGAACTGTGCGAACAGGGGGATGGGGTTCATGGTGCGGCCTCCGGTTGAGCTGGTCCTATCGTCGGGGCGGGCGCCGCGTGGCACCCGCCCTCCCGTAGGATCAGAGAACGCTATTGAACAGGTAGCCGGCGAACGGCGCGATCCGCTTCTCGACGAGGCTCTCGCCGGTATAGACGCCGACCCCGCCATAGAGGCCCATCTCGCCCGGTCGATAGATATTCTCGCCCGACACGATGCCACCCCACTGGAACGTGGCGAGGAAGTTGGTGGCGCCGCCGTCCAGGCCCATCCCCGACGCATCCATCGGACCCTGATAGTGGATCGCGAACGAGTCGGGCCAAATCTGGCCGGTGACGAGCTGCTGGCCGCGCCGCGAGGTCTGCTTGAGCGTATTGCCGACCTCGATCCGGTCGAGGCCGAGCGCGGTCGCGACCTCCTGCTCGGAATAATACTTGCCCGAGTTGAGCGAGCCGCCCAGCGCAACGGCGACCTTGGGGTGACGGCGAAGGATGTTCATCACGCGCCGCGAGGTCACGCCGACATTGCCCGGCATCAACATTGCCGTGGCCGCGTCGATCACGTCGGCGACGGGATCGCTGTTGGCGAAATCGCTCCACTTCACGCCCGCCGACCGGTCGCTGTAATAGCCGGCCGCATAGTTGCCGAGCGACATTGCATAGTTGGCGACCCGGATTTCCCGGTTGAGCTGGTTGACGTCGACGACGTGACGCACGGCCCGCGCCTTGAGCGGGAACGGGATCGACTGATTTCGCGCGGCGGCCTCGTCGCGGTACGCCACCTTTTCGAGGATGCCGTAATCCTTCGTCTCGCCGGGCGTTTCGGTCGCGCTCGACGTGATTTCGTTTAGGCGGCCGAGCCGGTCGACCTGATTGTCATAGACCGTGAACGCGTCCTCGATCTTGTATTCCGGGTAGCGGAACAGCGGGGCGTCAACGGCCATGCGGGGCGCGACCGCGTCGGCGATGTAGCCGCGAGCGGTGCGATTGATCCCGACATAGTCGACCGCGATGGCGACCAGGGCGGGATTGATGACGAACGGGGCCTGGGCCATCGGGTCGAGTCCTTGTGCGGGAGGTTAGAAAATGAACGGGGCGACGGGGACGGAGCCGATATCGCCGAGGACGCCGGACACCTCGGCGAAGCCGACGCACCGCTGTCCCGCCGCGTTGGCGACGACGGCGCGACCGTTTGCGTCGGCCGTGAGCGGGTCGCCGCGCGTGACGTTGCCGCCATACACGACCTCGGCGATGTTGCCGACCTCGTGAACGCTGGCGCGCTCGCCGACCGCCGTGTCGATATCGCCGGACACGCCGACAAGGGCGGCGGCCGAGCCGTTGGCCGGAACGCCCGTCCCGTCCGCCGCGCCGTAGGACACGATGGTGCGCGCCGGAATGGCGGTCGTCGCCGTGAGCGACTTGGTAAGGAAGCCGGTCGTCTGACCCATATCGGTAACTCCTTGAGGTGTCGGTGTGGTTGCGGCTTAGTCGACGTTGCCGCCGCCCGAGACTTCCTCGATCGCGGCCTCGAACGTGAGGCCCGGCCGCGTCTCCATGAGCTTGCGGGCCTTGCCAGTCAGCTCGCCCGCCTGGGCGGCGATCGGCGCGTCCTTGTCGACGCCGGTGTCGGCGGTGAACTCGCGCGACGGGGACAGGCGCTCGCCAATCGGGGCGCGCTTGGCGGGAAGGGCCGACGCCATGAACGACAGGATCGTCGACACGGCGGTCGCGGTGGTGGCCTTGTCGCCGGCGCCGAAGGTGAGGGGCTCGGCCTCGGGGTCGAGCGAGTTGAACGCCAGCTTGAGATTGTCGGCCTCGGCCGGCAACACCTTGCCCTCGCGCACCAGCGTGTCGACGGCGCCGTTATTGGCGGCTTCGAACTGCGCCTTGACGCGGGCGGCGAACGCATCCTCACGCGCCTTGAACGCCAGCTCGGCGGGGGTCGGCTCGACCTTGGCGGGCGGGGTGGTGGTGGTTTCGACCATGACGGGAGCTTCCTTCGCTTCAAAGATGGTGAGGGCGGGCGTCGGCGGGGCGTCGAACACGACCGCTTCGGCCGGCTCGCCCTCGACGAGGAGGTTGTCGTCGTCACCGGCGGCGAAGGCAAGCGCCTTGGACAGCGGCGACATTCCGGGAATGCCCGGCGCCGACGCGCCCAGGAAGCCGAGGTGGCGCGGCGCCAGCTTGCCCGGCGTCGGGTTGGCCTCGTGGTCCTCGCCGAAAAACGCCATCGACCGATTGAGGAGCTTGCCGCTCTTGATCCCCTCGACGACGTCGTTCGTCACGCCCTTAAGCTTGGCGAACAGCTTGTTGCCGTCGAGGCGGAACCCGGCAATCGTCCCGTGCGCGGGCGTGTCCGACTTCGGATGGCCGATGCAGATGGCGACCGGGTTCGCGGTGCAGTCGAACGACGCGACGCTTGCAAGCCGGTCGGCCGTGATGCCCCGGCTTGCCTTCGTCCCCGCGCGGAACACTTCGATTTCGGTGTCGAGCATGACGGGAGAGATACCCCGCGCGAGTCGGGGCGGTAAGGCTGAACGATCCTCGCCGGGCCGTGCAATGCTATTGCAATGTGCGCGCACGGGTGTATGGAAGTCGCCGGGTCGCATCACGCGACGGCCTCGCCAGCCCTTCCCGCCGATCGCGGGCCGCCAACGGATCAACGCCGGGTCGGCGCCGGCAATGCGAGGACTTCCGAATGAGGGGAGTTGAGGACACGAGCGGCAAGCTCAACCCGCGCGAGGCGCAACTCGATTATGACCTTGAACAGCTCGACGACCGCCTTGCCCGTGCGATCCGTCGCGCTCGCCGTGACGCGCTGTTCTACGGCTCGGGCTGGTTCGACGTCGTCGTTACGGCGGATGGGGTGCGGGTCGAATGATCGTATTTATCGGCATGGAAACTAGCGGTGCATTACGTCGTCGTTTCCAAGCGCTCGGGCACGAATGCTATTCGTGCGACGTCCTCCCAAGCGAGGATGGCGGCGAGGAAATGTCGTTTGAGGAAGGCTTGCCGCGCGGCCGCCACCTTGTTGGAGACGTGTTCGAGGCGCTCGACAATATGTGGGCGACCGACCTTTGGCCGGACCTCGCGATCTTTCACCCGACGTGTACCTATCTGACCAACGCCGCCGAATGGGCGTTCGCCGACCCGGATTTCGAGCGTTATCCCGGTGTCGGCTTCCACCAGCGGGTGCAGCCGGGAACGCTTGTCGGCGCCAAGCGAAGGGCGGCGCGGGAAGCGGCGTTGAACGACGTGCGGCGGCTCATGGCTTTGCCGATCGGGCGCAAGGTAATCGAGAACCCGAAAGGGGCGATCGGTTCCGCCATCCGTCCGCCCGATCAGGTGATTCAACCGAATCAATTCGGCGACGACGCGAGCAAGGGGACTTGCCTATGGCTTGACGGCCTTCCCAAGCTCCGCCCGACCGGGCAAGCGCCGGGGCGCCTCGTCGACGACGGTCGGCCGCAGCTCGGCCTTTTCGGGACTGGCGTTGAGCGCTGGTCGAATCAGACAGACGGCGGACAGAACAAACTCGCGCCAAGCGCGGATCGCTGGAAAGAGCGGAGCCGCACCTATCCGGGTATTGCGGAAGCGATGGCGTCGCAATGGGGGCGCCCGTGATTCGCTACGTCGTCACGACCTGCCCCCGATCCGACCGCGCTAACCTCGCGCGGCTCGGAAGCTGGGGCGGGCGTCCCTTCCCCACCGCCGCCGCCGCCCGCGAGGCCGCGCGCACCGATGCCGGCGACGAGCCGTGCCATATCGCGCAAGAGACAGCGCGCTATCCCCTGGGAGGCTAATCTATGCCCGACTATCGCAACCGTCCGCCGGTTGACGCCGATCCGGTCGACGTCGTCCTCGACAACCTGTTCGGCGCCGGCCCGGTGCGCGGAGCCGTGGTGTCGATCCTGTTCATCCTCGCCGTCCCGGCCGCGTACCTGTTTGCGATCTTGGTCGGGAGCCTGATCCCATGAGAGCGCCGCTCAACACGTCGACGCTTGGGCCGATCAAGGTCGATCCCGCCGCCCGCGCCGCTCGGGCGCGCGTGGTGCGCGAGGCGCTCGAACAGCTCCATCACGGGGCGACTGACGAGAATGTCGCGACCGGGCTTCACCTCGTCATTGTTCACGCCAGCGACGAGACGCTCGTTGCGCTTGGGCGGCTGCTGAAATGAGCGCCGTCGCGAAGAACGTACCACCGTCAAGCTGCGGGCGATGCGTTCACTTCATGCCGGACCGGCCAAGTCGCAAGGTGACATGCAGCGCGACGGGTCGTTGCGGATGGACGTTTGCAGGAGCGCTGCCGCTGTCCCTCACGGAGTCCTTTTCTCCGCCCCGGCTTGTTCCCTCTCGTCATATGTCGGCCGACGAGGTCGATTGTCCGACGTTCGAGGCTTCGTCGTGAGCGCCGCTGCCGCGCGCCAGAAAGCCGAGCGCCTGTTTGCCCTCGCGCGCTCGACGACCTTCCCGCACGAGCGGGACAGCGCCATCGCGAAGGGCGCCGCCATCGCCGAAGCGGCCGGGCTCGACCTCGACACGTTCGATATACCCGGCCGGATCAAGCGCGCGGCCGGGGCGCAACCGGGGTTCACCTTCACGCGTCACGTCAACTGTCGATGCGTCGTCGTCGACCTAGAAAGCGAGGACTTGTCCGAGGCGCTCGCCCGATTCGGCGACGCTTTGCGTGACGCGAATTGGCTCCGCCGGTGAGGGTCGACCTCTATACCGACGCCGGGATCAAGGACGGGGTCGCGACCTGGGCGACGGTCGCGGTCGGCGAGCGGCTGGCGGAGCCCGTTGAAGCGTCCGGCCGGCTCCGCTCGGACACCTTCTGCACCGCGACGGCCGAGCTGCGCTCGATCGCCAACGCTCTTCATCGCATGATCCGGCGCGGCGACGTCCGCCCAGGCGACGAGGTGCGCGTTCTCACGGACAACCGGCACGCAGTTGATCGCCTTGAGGGCCGCCTCACGCGTCGGCCCCACTCGACGATGGCGAAGGCGGCGGCGGTCATCCTGTCGTTGAGCGAGGCGCACGGCGTCGCGCTGTCCGCCGCATGGGTGCCGGGGCACAAGCCCGACGATCACTCGCCGCACGCGCGGTGGAACAACCGCTGTGACGCGCTGTGCCGGGCCGCGCGCAAGATGCCCCGGCCGAGCAAGGCGCGGAAGGCGTTGGAGGCCGCGCGGCGGCTGGCGGGCGCATGACGATCGAACGCCGGCGTCAGCTTTACGGGGAGGGACTTGGCGACTCCGCGATAGCTCGGATTACCGGCGAGAAGCGCAACACGATCACTGTATGGCGCCGCGCAAACGGCCTGCCCTCCAACGTCGCGCCGCAAAATCCGGGGTCGGATGGCCTCGCGCGCCGGATGGTCATGTATCAGCTCGGCTGGGGCGATCGACATATCGCGCGTGAGGAAGGGCTACATCAATCGTCGGTGCAATGCTGGCGTGAGGCTCGCGGCTTGCGCGCCAACTTCCCGCATGGGTCGAATGAGCGGTGGAGGAAGCGGCCGACATTCGCAGACCTCGCCGCGCGGGTTCGTCGCGCGATCGGTCGCCGCTTGCCGCCCGATATCGTCGACGACGCGGCGATGGATATGATTCGAGATATTCTCGACGGGACAATTCCGATCGGCGAGATTGAAGCGATGGCGCGCCGCTATGGCAATCGCGTCCTCGACCGCTTCGCCAGCCGCTACGGGCCGCGATCACTCGACGAGGAAATTGGTGACGACGACGGATTTCGCATGATCGACCTTGTTCGCGACGAGCGCTCGTCATCATGGCTTGAGGAAATGGGGGCTACGGTATGGTAAGAGCGCCTTCATGCTCCCGATCAAGACTTGCCTCGCCGCGACGCTGCTCGTCATGTCTAGCTGCCACGCGCACCTCCGCGCGCACGCCGACGATCGCCAGCGGTGCGGCGCGGCTCCGCTGCTCAAGGCGCCCCGGCCGGTGAAGCGGTGACGGACCTATTCGGCGACGACGACCTATTCGCGCCCAGGCCCGCCCCCAAGCCGGCGCCGATGCGCCGCAAGACGGTGGCGGAGCGGATCGTCGCCAAGGCGCCGCTGGCCGAGGTGGCGCCGGCCACCGATCCGACGCGGCGGCCGGCGTCCTATATTTGCCCGTGTGGCTTTCGCGAGGAAATCAAGGAGCGCCCGGCCCCTGCCGCGCTCGACTGCGAACGCTGTAGCTTCCCGGAAGGGCTGCGCTGGTGGGTGCCGCCCTACGCGCCCCCGCCCGGCGCGGGCCGGATGCTCACCCCGATCGAGCGGCGAGCATTGCAGCTCGGCTAGGGCTTGAACTCGACCGCCACGACGGAAACAGTCGTGCTGCGCTCGACGAGGCGAACGATCGCCACCTCCTTGCCGTCGAGCGTCGCGGCGCATGGAAAGGACTTGGGCGGCGGGGCGAAAAACGCCACCTCCGCCCCCGTCGCGGTGTCTTGGATGCCGACCGGGCCGGAATAGACCCTGTCGATCGTGATGACGCCGCGCCTCCCGTTCGCAATCATAGCCGCCTCACGTTTAACACCAAGGTCCGTTCGTCCTCTTGATAAGGCACGTTGTCGGTACGGATCAGGGCGGCAACCGCGACGAGCAAGCCGACACCGGCGAACACGTCGGCGAGGTAGAATGCCGGATCGACGCGAAACCATAGTTGGACGTGCGTTCCGGTTGTGTCGATCAGGGGAGCGCGGTCGGAGTCGGGGTCAATTTCAACGCCGGCCGCCGCGCCGACCGCCGACATTGTGAGGAGCTGGATCGAAGCGATCCGCGCGCCCTCGGGCAAAACTTCGGTGAAGTCGAACGCGTAGGGGCGGCGGTCCTTGGGCGCGAACGGGCGCGGCCACACCGGCGCCCCCAGCGGGAGCGCCGCACCAGCCGCAACCGTCGTCTGCACCTTGGGGATCGTTACAATCTGATCGGGCGGCGCAATTAGATCGCCAGTGGCGGCGGCAATCGGGTCAAGAAGGCCAATCGCAAGAATTAGAGCGATCACAGCCCGGCCGCCTGCACCGCAGCCGCGAACACCTTGGCCACCTCCAACGCTCCTGGGTCTCTGAAGTGGATGCGGTCGTCGTTGAAGTAGGTGGACGCCGTGCTGGCGTTTGCCGCCCCGGCCACGCCGACATATTGGTTGAGGTGAAGGGCCGCGTACCCGTCGAGCCCAATCGCATCACGGTTCGACTTGGTGTCCCAATAGCCGTCGTAATCCGTGCGCCCGGCGAGGTACGGCCCAACCTCACCGTTCGGATTGTTGTCGGCGTCCGTGCTGCTGCCGAACACCAATTTGCAGGTTGGGTCCTTCTGTCGCCGGCTCTGCTGAAACGCGATGGCCGCCGCCGGGTCGGAA